TATCCCACGGATCTTGTTAATCGATGGGTCGAGATTACAAAGAAAAACCAACAAACTCCTGATTCTTACATTAATACTCGATTCACTAATCTCTCCTATAGTCAGATTTCTAAAGTTAGAACTAGACTGACTGATTGTCTCAACAGAATTAATTCTGTTTACGATGAACCGCTACCATTGTATGAAGAAATCGAAGAACTTACTACACCTGAACTCAATTATTTGCATGAAGAGTTTGAGCGGTATGGCGATAGATTTGAGGATTTGATGCAAACGGCCAATTGGTGGTCGCAAGAGTTGCACGAAGACTTTTTGGAACTGAACGAACTTATCCACCTTCATGAAGATTTGCTATACATCAAGAAGGGCGACTTTCCGAATATGGCACTTCTTTATGATTATTATCCACAAGGATTGCATCTTCCTATCCTCGAGCGCGATAAACTATGGTTAACACCAACGCTACAGTGGGGAGAAGTTTATCTTGGTTATAACACCCTTGGTAAAGATTGGATGAAGGTTGTCGCCGACAAAGACTTAGAAGTAATCGAACGTGAACAAGTAAGACCCCAGGAAAGATTCGCAGCAGAAACTTGGATTAATTTTGGTCCAGATAGTGATGGTTGGGAAATAAGACAACTGGAAAAGATGTATTCTGAGTTACCAGAGAATCTACAAAAGAAAGTTCCCATTGACGATCTGAATAAACTGACTTATGGTAGATTTAAACTTGGAAAAATTATAATCGATGAATATTTTATATCTCGCTACGGCGGAACAATTGCGGATTACAGTGTAAAAGCAGGAAGCGTAAAGCGACATTGGGATGAACATGTGTTTAGCACTTTCGTAGAACTAAAAGAAATTGAATTTTTATGATGGATAAGAAATTAATAAAAATACAGCAAACAGAAAATGTAATGTTGCTTACGTGGATTATTAATAATATTTGTAATAATCGTTGCGCGTATTGTCCACCAATATTGAATTCTGGTAAGAATCACCACTATGAATGGGAGCGTGCAAAAGAATTTATCTATCGACTCATTGACCACTACCCAAAGATACATTGCACTATCAGCGGCGGTGAACCGACACTGAGTCCGTTCTTTAAAGAATTGGTAGACATTTTCTATACGAGTAAGAATAATACTATTGGTTTAACTACAAATGGTGTAAAACCTATAAAATATTGGGAAAAAATTGCCCAAAAATTTAGTTATATATGCTTTAGTTATCATCCAAGTTATGAAGACCCAGAATTTTTAGAGAAGGTAAAGGTTGCATCAAAGCAAACTTTAGTAACTGTTAGAATCATGATGGATTCTAGATATTGGGACAAAGCATATGAAATGTATCAACGTTGTTGTGAAATTCCTGAGATTGCAGTAGAAGCAGTAAGAGTTCTTCCTGAACAAGCGAGAGCAACAAACGTTGGAGAAACCTATACGCCCGAGCAGGAAAGTATTCTAATGTCAATTCCAAGAAAAGAAATGAATTATGATCCGTCGATTGTAAATCCAAACTTCAAATACTCGTCCATGATGTCTGACTTTTATTTCGACGATGGTTCGGTAGAATATAATGGACAGTCAAATAAATATATTACTGAAGGTGATAATAAGTTTGCTGGATGGTATTGTGCAGCAGGATTGGAAAGTTTGTTTGTCTCTTGGTCTGGACATGTCCAGGTTGCGAATTGTCTTCAGGGCGGATATATGTTTCATATCAACGACCATGCGGATTACCAACTTCCAACCAAGGGAGTTATTTGTAACCAGAAACTTTGCTTTTGTGGAACAGATTTTATGATAAGCAAAGAAAAGATATAATTGTGTCTAACACAGAACTGATCAACTTTCTTACAGAAAACAAAAAGAAGCAATGGAATTATCCCAATACGTTTCCGAATAATCTGTGGGAAACAGATTGGCCCTGGTCGCAAGTAAACGCAACAGGAACTCATAACTACAATGAAATTATAGCAGAGTTATCTGCTGTTAGCGAACTTTTTGTAGAACACAGAGCAAAAGATAAAATTGAAAGTTATGGTCACGAGGGTTGGTACTCGCTAACGGTGCACGGTATCGATTACGACAAAACTGAAAATTATGATCGGTATGGATTTAGCAGCGAAGAAGAAGCAAACTATAAATGGACTTCTGTCTGTGAGAAATTACCATTGACAAAAAACCTAATTGATTCGCTACCATTTAAAGATTACGGTAGAATTCGTATCATGAGAATGAGTCCTCAGGGATATATTATGCCACATACAGATGGTATCGGAAGAATCTTCGGACCTTTTAATTTTGCGATTAATAACCCAGAAGGTTGTGAGTTTGTGATAGAAGGACATGGCGTTGTTCCGTTTAAGCAAGGTTCTGGTTTTTTACTTGACATTGGTAAGAAACACGCTGTTATCAACGATAGCGACGAATATCGTTACCATATTATTATTCATGGTAAACTTACTACAAATCCCGCTGAACTTTTACGAGAAATACTATGAATATCGTGCAAGGTAATTTTGTCAACGATGTAGATTTAGCAATTTGCATTTTTCCGACTGAGACGATTAAAAATAAAGAACTTGCAAAAAGAATGGTTGAGTATACTAAGTTTTATGCGCTCAGGTTTAACCAACTGGCGCGGCGCGAAAATACATTATCAATTTTAGAATGTGATAGTATCGATGATGGTATGTCAAAGTATCACGGAACTTACAAGAATATCTTGTTTATGGCAGCGGGTGTTCGCATCTATGACATGTCTATCCTCTTTGAGATCAGAGAAGAAATACTTTCCAGTCCCAACTACATGGCGTTCGGGCACATCTTAGAATGGAAAGAAGATTGGTACGAGCTACATCATCAGTTTGTGTTAGTTAATAGCCGCAACTGGATTAAATGTGGTAAACCAAGTTATGGTGCATGGGAACAGAAAATTGAAGAACTGCCGGTTGTAGAAAGAAGCGAAGAAAATTTCCATGACGATTATACACCGTTGTGGATTCGCTATACTGGTGAATATAAACCGCAGAAGCATACCAAGCAGGGATGGAATTACTTTAATGCTTCTAGTCGTGGTAATTGTGAAATCGGTAATTGGAATGACACGATACGATCCAAGCGGACATATTATTACCCAGAGAATAACGGCAATGAACTATTACAATCACTAAAAGAATTACGAAATTGTGGAGTTACCAATCCCAATCAAATTCGTTTTATTAATACTCTTCGAAACTTTTCTGATCAAATTTGGGTTCTTAATAGTGAAGAAATAAAAATTGATTTTAATAATAAGCAATATTCTTTCGCTGCGTTTCCCGCCGCTGGGTTCAAGTTTTTAGAAATTTTACATCGGGGTAAACTGAAGCAGGATGGTAAAATTGTGATATATGACTTCAATCCAAAAAGTATTCAGTGGATTGAAACTCTAATGCACAGTAATAAAAATCCATTGCAATTAATGCAGGAGTATCCACATAAAAAAACATTTAAATGTCTCGGTGGACAGGTTTTTACGGAATCAGGAGAATTCACTAAAGATTTTCTGGAGAGTTATCAGCGAACTGTTTCGTATTTCGGCGGAGAAGAAAACTTTAATAAATTGATTGAAGAATTTAGAAAAAGTAATGTTGTTTTTGTTCAATGTGATTTATTCAATTCTCCCGAAACTCTTTGTTCACATCTATCTGAAAATGGATTAATTAACATCTCTAATATATTTTGCACTGATTTCAGCAATGGATACTATGGTCTAAAAGAAACACAAGCTAGGTATAAAAGTTTTATTAAATTGTTACCAGAAAAAACTCGGGTCATAGGTTTTGGAGCAAACTGCGAGACATTGAATTGAGATAATTTCTATTGCTACACACTTATACTTTACGGAGTTACTTTATGTTAAAATGGCTGATAAAAAAAATTAATTCATATTTTGCTAGAAGAAAGCATCTAAAACGAATTAAAGAATTACGTAAAATGGATCCGTTCATCTATGATTGAATGGGGTATATCCGCAGCAGCACATGATGCATCTTTGACAGTAGTTGATGGAAGTGAAATTTTATTTGCTTCTCATGCTGAACGGTATTCGGGTATCAAAAATGACAAAGACTTGAATGTAGATTTAATTCGCGCGGCATTGATGTTTGGTAAACCAGAAAAAATTCACTGGTATGAAAAACCTAAACTTAGAGCTATGAGACGATTGCTTGCGGGTCAGGGCATGGTTAGATTTAGCGTTAGACAATATCTTGCTGCTTTCGGACTAAAAGATATTCCGGTAGAATTTGCATTTCATCATGAATCACATGCCGCGGCTGGCTTCTATACTTCGCCGTATGATAATGCAACCGCTCTTGTTATTGATGCTATCGGTGAATTCGATACTGCGTCAATCTGGAAATGCTCTGGTAGTAAACTCAAAAAGAAATGGTCTATGGACTATCCTAAGTCTTTGGGTCTGTTCTATTCTGCTATGACAGATAGAATTGGGTTAAAGCCCAATGAAGACGAATATATCTTAATGGGAATGGTAGCATATGGTGATCCTGGAAAGTATTATGATGAAGTAAAAAATCTTTGGAAATCTGAGAACCTGCATCGTGGATGTCGCTGGTGGCGGCCAGATGACGGAGACCTGGACATTTATAGTGTCGCTGCGGCAACTCAAAAAGTCTATGAAGAAGAATTCGAAAAACTTCTGATACGAGCAAAAATGAAAGATGCCGCACAAGATAATCTTGTTCTTATGGGTGGCTGTGCGTTAAACTGTTCTGCAAATCATCTTGCTAGAAAATACTTCAAGAACGTTTGGATTATGCCAAATCCGGGTGATGCAGGAAGTTCCTTGGGTGCGATTGCAGCTAACAACAGACAAAAATTGAAATGGAAGGGTCCATATCTCGGCGCAGATATGGGAGGAGAATATCCGGTAGAAAAACTCTTGACAGAATTGCATAAGACTGGTATAGTAGGTGTTGCAAATGGTCAAGCAGAATTCGGCCCTAGAGCATTAGGTAATCGCAGCCTTCTAGCTGATCCAAGAGGTCATGACATTAAGGATAAAGTAAATGCTATTAAAAAGCGTCAAAAATTTCGCCCATTTGCTCCAGTCATTCTGGCAGGACGTGCGCGAGACTACTTTGAAATGTCATGGGAAGACTCCCCTTATATGCAATATACTTCAAGATGTAAATATCCTGATCAGTTTCCTGCTATTGTTCATGCTGATGGGACATCTCGCGTCCAAACTGTGACAAAAGAGCAACACCCGGGACTATATGCCCTTCTTAGTAGGTGGTATGAAGAAACTGGTTGTCCAATGCTATTGAATACAAGTCTCAATATCAAGGGTATGCCGATGGTGAATAACTTTAAAGATGCTGATGATTTTGAAGCGAAATATGGCGTGAAAGTCTTTTCATAATAAATATTAACATGACTAATAATATTCTAAAGTTTCCAGACAAGTTTCGTAAGGAACCTAGACGCTATCGCATACCGTTGTATACGGATGCCGATATTGAGATTGTTTTATTTTGCGTAAATGCTTTCGGAGTTACACCAGAAAGAAACATGATGGACGATTTATTAGAAATGGACCCAATTGAAGTTATAGAATGTCTTGACATTGCGAGGGAATCTGATATAATATCAAGTGTAGCAAAAGAGCATATACGCTGCATACGTGAATCTATTGAAGAAAGTTAATATATCATGAATATCTTTTATTTGGACCGTGACGTTTCCAAGTGCGCTGAATATCATAATGACAAGCATGTTGTCAAGATGATTATAGAATATGCACAACTGTTATCTACCGCTCACCGTGTAATTGACGGTGAACAATATCTGGACAAGACTGCTAATGGCCGTTCAATCAAGAGATGGCGAATGGAAGACAATACGCTAGAAACCGTTCTCTACAAAGCCACACATATCAATCATCCGAGTGCTGTCTGGGTTCGCCAGTCTAACAATAATTATACTTGGCTTATGTGTCTATTCCAATCCCTGCTTACAGA